ATTAGGTGAAGTACGACCTGCCATGTTTTTTTGTTGAAATTGTGCAGTACGTGTAACTGCTTCGTTTTGTCCTTTATCTTTAGAACGAAGCATATTCATTTCAGTACGTGTCATACCTTCATATGGGTTTTTTGAAGCAGAACCCGCTTGCATAGCTTTAGCTGGAATTTTAATAGTTTGACCTACGCGAATTTGATTAGCATTTTTAATTTGAGGATTAGCCGCAAGCAAAGCTTTAAGCGTTAATCCTTTACTTTTAGCAATTTGAGATAATGTATCTCCTGATTTAATTTTCATAATTAACCCCTACTTACCAAAAAATTCAGCAAAACTACTGTAAGATCTTTGTTTTGGTAATTCACCATAATTACGTTGTCTTTGATAATTAGGGGTAGTATTAAAAGTTCGTGGAGTTGGGTCACGATCTACCATTGCTGATACATTCCGTATTCCTGGATCTCGATCTTTCATATCTGCTGCTTGAGAAGAATACCGTTTTGCAATTGGCCCTAATCCAGGATCTCGATCTATCATATCTGAAACTTTAGGAAGACCAGGATCTCTGTCAAGCATATCAGCTGATTGCGAAGAATACCGTTTTGCAATTGGCCCTAATCCTGGATCACGAGCTATCATGTCAGATACTCTTGGAAGACCGGGATCTCTATCACGCATAACATCATATACTTCAGCTTGACGTTGTTGACGTCTTCCTTCAGCCATTCGCATTAAAGCAAGATCACCTGCAGGATCATCCATTTCATATACTTTATTAGCCATATTTACCGCCCCTTATAAATCATGCCACCTGCAGATTTGTATTCAGCATCCATTTTCATTTTTTGTTGCTGTTGTTTCATCTTAGGGTGCATTACTTTACCTTTGCTGCCTTCAGACATCATTTTAGGTTTAACATAACCGCCACCCATCATACGGTTAGAACCGCCGCCAGCACCTGGCTCCATATTATTACGAGCCTTTGTTTTTGCTTTATTAGCAGTAGTTTTCTTTTTGGCCATCATTCCTTCTTTAGTTGCAATTTTAATTGGCATTTTTATCTCCTATAGTAAGAATAGGGGAGACCTATTAAAGCCTCCCCTAAATAGCCTTAGCTAAGACCGTAAATAGCACCACAGCCAAGCGGATTGCGTACTTCAAGAGTACACTCTTCGACCATCATACCTTTGGTCGAGTCGCCTTGCTGGCCTACGTCTACTTCCTGCAGAGGACGCAGATACGCAGTAGCAAACCACATTGGATCGTAAATAAGCGCAGCAAAATCTGCTACGTCAACTTTACCTGCACCAGAGAATGCAGAACCATTGTCGCCTTTAAAGAAATGCTCGTTAGACAGACCCATGATGTAGTTAGGAACTACCATAACGTCACCAAAATCAGACATATATACGTCTACTGACTGACGAAGCTTACCACCAGCATCAATATTACGTACAACACCTGTGTCAGAGACCATCAGGTCTGAGAAATCACGGCGAAGTTTTGGTGACAACATAACTTTAGTTGCCTTACCACCTTGCTCATAGATCTTCTGCATAACAGAATCAATATCTGTAAGCGCAAGAGTACCACGAGCAGGAGCAGTTGTACCGCCATTAATTGAACCACGTACGGTAGCTGTACCGTCTGCATCTGTACCAGCGTTAGAAGAAGAAGCCGAAGGAGCTTCAAACTCACCTACGAAGTTACAGGTAAGCGCCGAGTTAATAAAGGCCTGATAGCCACCAGCAGAGCGAGCATTAGCGTTCTGTGAACCGACAGCGTTAGATACGTTATAAGAATGAATCATATCAAACTCAACGTCACGGCGCAGTTCAGTACCACGCTTCTTAAGCTGATAAGCATACTCGTCAGCTACACCTGCCTGATCGACTGCACGGCGAGTGCCGGATACAGCGATAGTTTTACCGTTGATCTGTGTGTAGTTACCAAGACGAGTGCGGTTAGGACCAGAAATTGCGAACTTAGCACCAGTTGCAGGTGTTGCACCTGTGCCACCAGAGCCGTCAGCAGTTGGTGCAATGAAGTCTGTACCTTCACCAATGCGTGAGTTTCCTGGAGCTTCCAGTACATCTGTTTGCCATTCATGATAAATTGCTGTTGCTTTAGACTTACCGATAGAAGCGGTAAAAGGAGTTTCGTCACGAGTAATCATCGTGATAAAGTTTGCAAGATCCTCACGCTGTGAGACATCTTTGCCAGTTCCGCGAGCGGGGCCAGCCGGGCCACCTGTTCCGCGAACACCAAGATTATTAGCCATTTTAATTATACCTCCGAGGTATTAAATATTTGATAATGAACGTTCTGCAAGACCTCTAAGAAATTCCATTTGATCATCTTGGCTAGCGTCTTCACTAAGTGCTCGTTGTCTAATCCGTGTTTGTGCATCAACTTCTTTTTGTGTACGAGTTTTTGCTTTACGAATAGGAGCTTTTTTAACTGCCTTAGTTTTACGTTTTGCCGCACCTTTGCTAACACCTTGTTTCAAACGTCTGTAATCATCAACAAATTTAATAAGTACAGGGTCTGCTACAGTATCTAGAAGTTCAGGAGCAATTCCTTCGCCGATTGCAAACTCTCTAATAGCCATTGCTGTATCTTGATTAAAATCAGGAATCATATCAGGAATAGCATTATTAAAGTATTCAATTTGCTCTTGCCAAGCTTTTGCTTGTTGTGCTTCTGTTTGTTTTTGAACTCCTTCGACAATCTTTTCACGTTGATTACGCGCACCCCAATAATTTTTTTGGGCTTGTTCTCGTCTGTCTTTAAGTTCATTTACTTCGTAGGTGTCACCTTCTTCACGGGCTTTTTCAATAGCCTTTTCGATGTCATGATATTCTTTAGAAAACTGCTCTTCTGAACTATACAGTATTGCAGCTGAAGCTTGGGCCATGTTGTTTATTTCACCAACTTTAGACTCATATTCTGCTTCCATTTCTTTTCTTGCATCACCAAGTTTACGACCCTCGTTAGAAAGATGTTGTTCAGTAGAGTAACCTTTAATAAGGTCACTAAAGGAAACTGCAACTTCCTCGCCATCAATTTTGACAAGTACTTGTGCTTCCAAGTCAAGATCATCAGGAGTATACACATCGGCTTCTTGGGTAGACTCATCATCCTCATCCGCTGTTTCTTCTTCTTCAATCTCGTCTTCTTCTTCTTCATCAACGTTATCGGTTTCATCTGATTCTTCTGGGTCTTCTTCATCAGATTCTTCCGCGTCTAACTGAGGTACTTGCTCATCGGGTAGAGTATCAACGAACTCAGAGTTTCGTATAATGTCAGCCAGCAAAGCCTCTTCAGTTTGACTTGTGTCCATAGGCACAGAATCATCCGTAAGGGTAGAGTCTGTCGTTGCTTTAGGATTATTCATTTATTTCGCCTCCTTCTTGTTAGAAGTTGACGGTATATTTTTAAGATATCTTTCTTTTAAATTATATAAATTAGAAAGAGTATCAGAATTAAGTTTGCACTTACCTGCACTCCGCATTGAATCGTATTCAAGCGTATTAATCATAATATCACAATTATTTATGAGTGCTTTGTAATCAATTTCTTTAAGCGCCATCGTTGTCCTCCATAAGGTGTGGTACGTTCTTACCGTACATCTCGAAGTTTGTCATTTTCTGCTTAACACTACCTAGTGCCATAGCCGAAGAGTAGAGGAACTCGCGAGTTTTAGTTTCATGTGGCTCTGTTTTAAGCCATTCAACAAAGAAATCTACTAAGACTTCGCCATAAACTTCATCAAAAAATTCATCCCTTTCCTTGGCTGCAAAGTGGCCTTTAACGTGCGCTCTTCGCGCTAATTCTTCGGGATGAATTTTATGATTTCCGTATGACTTGTCGTTACCCAGCCTCTTCTCAGCTGTCTGTCGATACTTTTCCATTGTATTAAGTTACAAGCGTATTGTAAATAATTTCGCCTGATTGTGCTGCAGTACCATGTGAAGTACTTACATTAACAAGTGTTTGTGCGCCATTATTAAGGCCTGTTACAATTTTATAATCTTTAGCAGCTACTACTTGATTAGACAATACTGTCGAACCTGCTGTTGCTACGTCAAATGTTACGGTTGCGTCACTATGATTTGTTACCATAATAATACCGCCACCTGAACCACCAGCTGTAGTTACTGTACCTGATTGGGCAGCTCCTACTCCAGCGGCAGAAAGTGTTACTGTTGCCATTTTATATTATCTCCTGTTGTGGCTGTTGGGGAGCCATTTGTTGTTGCGGCTGGATTATCTCCCTAGCCATCATAAGAACCTGATCGAATCCAGGATGTTCTGGAAGTTCTGCACCTTCTTTAACAGCCCTAATAGTAAGGTCAGCCCATTCTTGAAAATGCTTATCAATAGATACTGCTAACTGTTTAGAGTTATCATCTATTGTATTTTTACTTTGGGCATTAGTATACGATACATTTGCCTCTGCTAATGCTGTATCAGCTTCTCGCTTGCGTTGTTCAATAGCTTGTTGAGCTTGTGCTGATTGCGTTTGTTGTTGAATAACTTGCTCAGCTTTTTGTTTAAACTCATTTGTAGTATAATCTTCAAGAAAATCATTACTATCAATATTCATAGCCTCAATAAGTTTAGTTGCAAGAACTGCAGGTGCTTCTGGTTTAATTACCATGCCTGCACCTTGATTATTTAATCCAGGCAATATTTCTGCACCAATTTTAGTAAGCTTATTAATTACTGTTGAATTAGAGTTTTCGCCAATATCAAGAAAAATTTCTACATCCATAGAAGAAGGTAGTTCATTCATATTAACGCTACTATATATGCCATCTATATTAAAAGATTGTTTGCCTTTCATATTGTTGTACATAGTTCTATAGATACCTGCAATCAACCGCTTAAATCCAGTTTCCGCAAATCTACGCGCGATATGCTGGATTCTCTTTTGTGCTGCTGATTGAACAGCGCTAAGTTTTTGCTCAGAGTTACCCGATACATAAAGCGTATCGTTAAGTCCTTGCGCGGCCTTAGACATTCCTGTCGCTTGCTCTTTAATAAGTTGTAGATGTTCAAGCAGCGGTACAGTACCTGTAGAAATAGTTTCTGGTGGCAATTGAGCTACAGCTGCTTGTGGATTACCGTTAGTAGGAATAATTTGTTTAGGCTTCATGTTTTGAAGTGCGCTAAAATCTACTACATTCGGATCTGCCAACTTAGGGCTATAGTTAGTAAGATAAGTATTTTCAACAAATCCACGAAGAATAGCTGTACTAGCCAACGTAGAACTGCGTGTAAAGTCTGCCATTGACAAACCATAAAATTCGTGTGGTATGTCAATAGGTACAATAGATGCAAGCGGTACAAACTCTACGTCTTCTTCATAAAGAATATGATCGCCTACTGTAATAAAATGTTTTAATTCTGCAATGCCATCGCCATCACGATCTACGCGTAACCATGACTCTGTAAGTGTTACTTCTTGATTTGCTTCAGTAAGGTAAGTACCTTTTCCTTGATAACCTTGCCAGTAACTTTGACCTGTGACATCTTTTCTAGCAGCCACATCTTCACTGTATTTACCACTTCCAAGCCAGTCTTCATCAGTGCCAAGACGACTCCATTCATCTTCTGTAATGCTTTCACCCCACTCTGGGTAATAGCGCCGAATGTCTGAACGAGACATTTCTGACTGGATGCCAACAAAGACAGCATCATCAATATCTTTTGCTTCATTTGAAATCCTAAATGATTCGGGTGGAATCACTTCTAGTTTAACTTTACTTTTATCAATGCGTTTGCGAAGTCGCACATCAACATACGAAATAATCTCTGATGTTGGGTTGAGCGTAAGCTCGCCGACGATTTCTAGATTTTCATCTGCAAGGATCTCGTCAAGTTTAGCCTCATCGATTTCCTCATATTCTTCCATAACGTAGTCAAAGTCTTCTACATAATCCCAGCGAATAACTGAGTTCTTCCAGAGAAGCGATGACTTCATCCAAGTTTGCAGTATTTCCCAGCCTTTATTCT